GGCGTGTTACAGTAACAGACGCAAAACTTAACAGGAGTTTACAGCAGAACGAGAGATTATGGGAATTGTATACAAGCATAGGTAACCATTTAGGCATAGAAAAAGATAAGATACACGAACTTATGGGATATAAATTCTTACGCTACCAAACAGAAATTGCAGGTATGCCAGTAGAACTTATAAAGTCAACAACTAAACTAACCACAAGTGAGATGACAGAATACCAACAACAGATAGAAGTATGGGGTCAGACTATGGGTTGGGGATGGGATTATTAGTGGATGAAGATTTAGGTAATGTAAGGTTAGCTACATTAGAAGATTTGCCTTATGTTATTAGTTTAAGTAAAAAAGAAAGTAGTTCATTAGGGTTCATTCCTAAAATGGCTTATGAAGCAGCAATAACAGGAATTAAAACAGGTGATAGATGGAGTAATGTTTGTAACGATAAATTATTTGTCATTGAATGTAACAAAGATTTGGTTGGTTTTTGTTTGTGTAGTTTTGGTTTACCTAATGCTAATATGAGAATAGGTCGTATTGCACAAATATGTATTCAAACTGATGCAAGAAAATTATTAAGAGGTAAACTATTACTTGACTATGTTATTAATTATGGGGAAACAAAATTTACTTTTAGATGGCAATGTGGTTGTGCAGATGATTTAGAAAGTAATGTTTTTTGGAAGGCAATGGGTTGGGTTCATATTGCAGATAGACAAGGTATATCACATAAAAATACATGGAAACAAACAAGCAAAAGGAAAGTTAATGTTTATAGATTTGACAAAATGGATTTTTTACTAGTATGAACTATAGAAACCCTAAACTACTTAAACTAGCAGATGGCGCACCATGTATGATGTGTGCTATACAAGACGGAACTGTAGTATCTGCACACTCTAATCAATTAAGAGATGGTAAAGGCACATCTATAAAGGCACACGATTATCGTATAGCGTTCCTATGCCACCAATGTCATCACATGATAGATAATGACAAAACTTTAGATAAACATGATAGAATAGCTGCATGGGAAGAAGCTCACCGTAAAACTATAGGTTGGCTATTTACTAACGGACATTTGGAAGTAAAATGAACAAAATAGAATTTGGCGATTGTAGAGAGATAATGAAGCGTTGGATTGACGAAGGTGTCAAAATTAACACTTGTGTTACATCACCACCTTATTACGGATTAAGAGATTATGGAACTGCTACATGGGAAGGTGGAGATATAAATTGTGACCATAAAAATGCAGAAATAAACCCATTAAAAGTTGGTGGGTTTACAGGAGAAAGATTAAGAAAAGAAAATGGTTCTGAAAACAAAAAGTATTTAAAGTTAAAAGAACAATGTCCTGATTGTGGTGCTATAAAAAAAGATAATCAAATAGGTCTTGAACAAACTCCTAAAGAATACATAGAAAATATGGTTGATGTATTTAATCATGTAAAAGAACTATTAGCTGATGATGGAACTTTATGGGTAAATATTGGTGATAGTTATTCTAGTCATAAAGATTGTAAAAGTATTGGTCAAACTTTAGCTAAAGGAACTAACAGAGAAAATGCTCATGCAATGGAATTAGGTAAGTCTAGGGTTCGTGATACAAAAATGCTAAAGTCACAAGGTTTAAAAAATAAAGATTTAATTGGCATACCATGGATGTTGGCATTTGCATTAAGAGAAGCTGGCTGGTATTTAAGACAAGATATTATTTGGCATAAACCTAACCCAATGCCAGAGTCTGTAACTGATAGATGCACAAAGTCACATGAGTATATATTTCTATTGTCTAAATCAGATAAGTATTACTTTGACCATGTTGCTATAAAAGAACAAGGTGTAACTCCGGCAGGAACTAAAGGTGCAAAAGGTAGCGTAGAAAGACAAAACCAATTTGGTGTAAATGCAAGACCACCTGAATATAAAATATATGATGGCATGAGAAATAAACGTGATGTATGGTCAGTAAATGTTAGACCTTACAAAGGTGCGCACTTTGCTACATATCCTACAGCTCTGATTGAACCATGCGTATTAGCTGGTAGTCCTGAAAAAATATGTGTTGAATGTAATACACCATACAAAAGGCAAACTAAAATTGAACGTAATTTAACTTTAGAAGAAGTAGAACAAATAAGAAACAATATTATTGAAACTAACAAAGAAAAGAAACCATACGCTATTATAGATAAAGAGTTTAGAAACCAAGTAATAGAATATAGAAACTTACCTAACCATGATGAGCTTCGTGAATATTTACAATCTAACAGAAATTTAGTTGGATTAACAATAGACCAAATAGAAACTGCATTTGGAACACAAGCACCACATCATTGGTTTGAAAAAGGTGGAAGCTACCCTGATAAAGAAGATTGGTTAAAACTTAAACAAATGCTTTTATTAGATGATAAATATGATGTAGCTATGACTGAAATATTTTATAAGAGTGGTTTAAAATGCGATAATAAATATTTAGATGAAGGTTTAGTAAAACAATGCAAATGTGATACAAATGAAACTAAATCTGGAATTGTATTTGACCCATTTATGGGAAGTGGAACAACTGCACAAGTAGCATTGCAACATGGTAGACAATATTTAGGTTGTGAACTAAACAAAGAGTATGAGAAACTACAACAAGAAAGGATAAATCATGGGCAAGGGCAGCTCTCCTAGACCTTTTACAGATAGACCAACGTTTGATGAAAACTTTGACAGGATATTCGGCAAGAAAAAGAAAGATGCCTATACATCACCACATCTAATAGAATACGAACTTAACAAATCAACAGGTGAATTAGACAGATTATACGAAGGCACATCTAAGCCTAGTAGTGAGCAGTTTGATGGCGAGTAAATCACCTACGCAATTATCATTAGCTAAACTACGAGAAGAAGGATACACTTGTTGGATTACAGAGCATTGGAATAATTGGAGTAAGACTAGACAAGACTTATTTGGTTTTATAGATATACTAGCTCTAAAAGGAAAAGAAACATTAGCTGTCCAAACAACTTCAGCAGGTAACATGAGTGCTAGATGTAAAAAAATAGCTGACCATGAAAATGTAGGTGCAGTTCGTGAAGCAGGTTGGACTATCCATGTGCATGGTTGGCATCAAGACGATAAAAGGAAATGGCATTGCAAAGTGAAAGATGTATCGTGAAAGAAAAGATACTAGCTTATCTTACAGAACCACGAACAATAAACGACATAGCAGAACATATACAATCTAACTATCCTATTACAAAGAACATACTTGTAGAGATGAGAGATGCAAATGTTATTCATGCTTACAAAGATAATCAAAATAGACTCATGCACTATTACGTGCCACAACCACATCCACTACAAACTATATTTGGACACACAGCAAACTTTACAGATGACCAGATAAAAGGGATTATCATACATAACGCAGATGATGCTAAACATAATTTGCAACAAAGAACTACACAAGAAACATTTGGACAAAGCGTAGCATATACGCTAACACAATATGACTAGCAAAACTGATTATAGTGTCGTTTTGTTAAAAAACGGAGAGCATAAAGAATGGTTATTAAAAAAACATTATGCTAAAAGAACCTGTAGTGTGTCTTATGCTTATGGATTAATATACGACAATAAAATTGTTGGTGTATGCACATTTGGATTTCCACCTAACTATAATTACAATGATGGTAAATGTATATTTAATGAATTAAAAGTAAAAACATTAGAGTTAAATAGATTAGTAATTAACACAAACAATGAAAAGAATTTGTTAAGTTTTTTTGTGGCTAATGCAATAAAATTATTACCTAAACCTTTAGCTATTGTTTCTTATGCAGACCCAAATCAAAATCATCATGGATATATTTACCAAGCGACCAATTGGATATATACAGGTGTAAGCACAGGCAAAAAAAGATATACATTTGAAGATGGTAGTACATTTGATATTAGACGTGGTTTAGATAGTAAGGGTAAAATTGTAAAAATTGAAACACTCAAACCAACACACCGTTATATATATCTACATGGAAATAAGTCTGATAAGAAAAAAATGTTTAATGATTTAAAGCTAGCAGTATATCCATATCCTAAGGGAGAAAATAAATATTACGAATGTGATGATATTAATATGAATTATCAAAACCAATTGGATATGTTAGCAATATGATTAGTATGGAACGCTTATTATCTATCCTTGAGGATTGGGGTAGGTGGATGAAAACTGATAATCACAAGCTAAATTATCCATCTAAAAGCATAGGTATGTCATCAGGAGGCGAGTCAACTTCAGAGGCATTTGAAGAAATGTGTTCAGCTCAAGATATGTCTAACATACGTACTATACACGCTATCATACATAGCCTAGAACAAGGACAACAAGACGCTATCTATGCTAAATACTTAGGTGCTAAACCACCACTAGCTTATCCATGGCAATTAGATATGGCTTATGATAATCTCTTGACTATTGCAGGAAGACGGATAAACGCATAAACTTGTTGAACAAATATAGCAAAGTATGCTATAATAACGCCTGTAAGGGCATCCTATTGCCTTAAGAAACGTAATTCTATAAAAGCCTGACTGCACTCTCTCCGTGGTTGGGCTTTTTCTTTTATATGAAGCTATCTATTTGCGAACAATGTGGTGAACCATTTGACTTCACCGAGTATACTCTTTGTAACGATTGTAGATACGACCACCGATTTATTAAGTTAAGGAAAAGCTATGAAGAAGCCAACAACGAAAAAGGGCAAGATGGCGAAAGTCAGCAAAGTGATGAAGGAATTTAAAACAGGTTCATTACATTCAGGTAAAGGTGGTAAAGTAGTAAAATCTCCTAAACAAGCTATCGCTATTGCACTTAGCGAAGCTGGTATGTCTAAAAAGAAAGGTAAATAATTATGCCAATGGTCGGAACTAAAAAGTTTGCTTACACAGAAAAAGGTAAGAAAGAAGCTAAAGAATACGCAAAGAAAACAGGTAAAGCTATGGCTGCTAAACCTATGAAGAAGGTTTCTAAACGTGGCAAGTAAACCAGGTTTGTACAGTAACATTGCTGCTAAACGTGCTAGAATAAAAGCAGGTTCAGGTGAGAAGATGCGTAAGGTAGGAACTAAAGGCGCACCAACAGCTAAAGCATTTAAACAAGCAGCAAAGACAGCGAAAAAGAAATGAGTGCAGCTTGGCAAAAGAAAGCAGGTAAGAATCCAAAAGGCGGTTTAAACGCTAAAGGTCGTGCATCTTACAATAAAGAAACAGGAGGTAATCTAAAGCCACCAGTTAAGTCAGGCGATAATCCTAGACGTGCATCATTCTTAGCTCGTATGGGTAATATGCCAGGACCAGAACGTAAACCTAACGGTGAACCAACAAGATTATTACTATCCCTAAAAGCATGGGGAGCATCTAGTAAAGCAGATGCAAAAGCAAAGGCAAAAGCTATAAGTTCACGCAATAAAAAGAAGTAATGCAAAAACTAGATATATACGTAGGATATGATGGAAAAGTAGAACCAATTGCTTATCATAACTTTTGTCAATCAGTTATAGAGAAGTCATCTATACCGGTAAGTTTTACACCATTAGCACTAAATACTTTAAAAGACTACGAAGAAACACATAAAGACGGTAGCAACGCATTTATCTATTCACGCTTTCTAGTGCCATATCTAAATAACTTTAAAGGTATTGCACTATTCGTAGATGGAGATATGACTTGCCGAACAGATATTGCAGAGATACTAGCTAACTTTGATAATGACGAAGCAGTCAAAGTCGTAAAGCATAACTACACAACAAAGCATCCTATCAAGTATCTAGGTGCTAAAAATGAAGATTACCCTAAGAAAAACTGGTCATCAGTAATGCTATGGAATTGTGGGCATTGGCTCAATAAACAATTAACACCTAAGTTTGTGCAAGAACAAACAGGTAAATACCTACACAGATTTGAATGGCTCAAATATCCTGAAGAACAAGTAGGTAAGCTAGACGAAACATGGAACTGGCTAGAAACAGAATACGAATACAACAAAGATGCCAAGTTAGTGCATCACACATTAGGCACACCATGCTTTAAAGACTATCAGAATACAGACTATAGTCAAGAATGGTTTGAGACGTATCAAAGAATGATATACCCATTAAAAGGAAAGAATAGAGAGTCAGAACTATGAACTTCTTAGACTATTTAGTTAATGCTATGACAGGTGGACAACCTAGCGCACAAGAACTAGAGATGCGTAAAATGGCACAACAAGGTGCTAAAGAACAAGCAGCTCAGTCATTATTAAGCACAGGTGAAGCATCTATTCCTAGTCAAGGTGGTTTATTAGCTACTAACTATCCTAACCCTTATGGTTTACGTGCATTTATGAAAAAAGATGGCACATACGGTGGTGAAATGATGCCAAAGACTTCAGGATGGCAAGGTTTGATTCCTAGCTTACAAGGTGGCTACATTACAGAATACTCACTAGGTGGCAATACACCTAAAGAGCCATTTTATCCTATGGTGACACAAGATATGACACCACAGATGATAAAGAACATACAATTATTAGAAGCAGGTCTATTATCACAAAATAGTCCTGAAGCAAGAGCATTAAAAGAAAATGCTTATAAACAATACTTAAAGTTAAACAAACAAGGGAAGTCAGCATTTAAAGATTATAATTAAAGGGCAACCAACCTAATGGAGTTGCAATATTATGGACAAAGAAGAAGAATTAGAGCGTAAAGTAGGCGGGCAACCAGGAAACACAAATTCTAGTAAAAACAATAGGATATGGGCAAATACGATTCGTAAACTTGCCATACAAGAAGACTATAAGCGTATACATGCTATAGCAGAAAAGCTATTTGAAAAAGCAGCCGAAGGTGATTTAGGTGCTATGAAAGAAGTAGGCGATAGACTAGATGGTAAAGCTGTAGCTACTCAAGAATTAACAGGACCAGATGGTTCTAACTTACCTAGTGGAATAGGAATACTCTTTGTCAAGCCAGACGATAGCAACATTTCCTGATAAGTTACAGTTTCTTTTTGAGCCATACAGATATAAAGTAAGTTATGGCGGCAGAGGCTCTGGGAAAAGCTGGTCTTATGCAAGAGCATTGCTTATAAAAGCAGCTAATGAGCCTACACGTGTCTTATGCGCACGTGAAATACAAAAGTCTATTAAGCAGTCAGTTCATACATTACTTAACGACCAAATACAAGCATTAGGTCTAGGAGCTTTCTATGAAGTATTGGAAGCAGAGATACGTGGTCTTAATGGTAGCACGTTCAGTTTTACTGGGTTGGCTACTAATACTGTGGAGTCCATTAAGTCTTTTGAAGGATGTGATATTGTCTGGGTGGAGGAGGCACAAACAGTATCAAAGAAGTCGTGGGATATTTTAATACCTACAATACGTAAACCTAATTCAGAGATATGGGTATCATTTAACCCAAATATAGACACAGACGACACATACCAAAGATTTGTAGTTAATCCACCAGAGAACGCTAAAGTCGTTAAGGTTAATTACCAAGACAACCCATGGTTTCCTGAAGTACTAGAGATAGAACGTCAGCATAGCGAAAAGACTAACCCTGACTATGCAAACATATGGGAAGGTGAATGTAAAGCAGCAGTAGATGGTGCTATCTATGCTAACGAGATAAGAGAAGCACAAGAGAATGGTCGTATAACAACTGTTCCTTATGACCCAATGCTAAAGGTTCATGTAGTTATGGACTTAGGTTGGAACGATAGCATGTCAGTTATCCTATGCCAAAAAGGTGTATCAGACTTACGTGTTATTGGTTACATAGAAGATGACCACAGAACATTAGATAGTTATTCAGCACAGTTAAAAGATATGTCATACAATTGGGGAACAATGTTCTTACCACATGACGGACAGTCTAAAGACTTTAAGCATGGAATATCAGCAGAAGATATTATGCGTAAACTTGGTTGGGATGTACGTATTGTTCCTAAACAAGATATAGAGTCTGGTATTAAACTAGCACGTATGAACTTTCACAGAATATACTTTGACAAGTCAGCAAATAGACTTGTTGAATGTTTAAAGAATTATCGCAGAAGTATAAACTCTGCAACTAACGAACCTGGTGCGCCATTACATGATGAATACTCTCATGGTGCAGACGCATTTAGATACTTATGTACTTCCATAGAAAACATGAAGAACGAGTCATGGACTACTGGTAAGATACAATACAATAACAGAGGAATAGTATGAAGATACAAGACATGGAGATAATTGCACAGATAGAGGCAGAAGAGAATATTGCCTATGGTGTAAATGATAGTGCATTGTCTAATGATAGAGCAGAAGCGATTGACTACTACCTAGGACAACCATTCGGTAACGAAGAAGAAGGTCGTAGCCAAGTTGTATCTTATGACGTTCAAGACACGATTGAGTCAGCACTCCCACAGCTTTTAAAAGTCTTTGTAGCCGGTGATAAGGTTGTTCAGTTTGACCCTAAAGGTCCTGAAGACCAAGACGCAGCAGACCAAGAAACAGATTACATTAACCATATCGTGATGGAAAAGAACGAAGGGTTCAAGATATTCTACGTATGGTTTAAAGACGCATTACTCTCTAAAAACGGTTATGTAAAAGTATATGCCGAAGAAGAAGAGGAAGAAGAAGAGTACGAATATAAGGGGTTGACAGACGCCCAGCTCCAAATGTTAGCGTCAGATGAGAATACAGAAGTATTAGAACACGAAGCCTATCCTGACCCATCTATCAACATGGATGTTGTTTATCAACAAGCAGCTATCAATGGTGTTGACCCAGCTACAGTTATGCAACCTATGTTACATGACGTTAAGCTCAAGATTACAGAAAAAGAAACAGAGATTGTCATTGAGAACGTAGCACCTGAAAACATGATGGTATCTGTAGAAGTGTCAGGTCCTAACTTACAAGATGCACGTTTCGTTCAACATAGAGAAGTTATGCAGTTGTCAGATATTGCAGAAACATTTGACAAGCCACTAGAATACATTAAGTCTATCATGTCAGACCTTCGTGATACATTTGAAGAAGAGTCTAATGCACGTGATATTTATGACGAAGAATATGATAGAGCTATTGAGTCTAACGAAGCTCTAGTTAAAGACACATACATTAAGTTAGAAGGTAAGAGACATAGAGTAGTCGTATTAGGCAATACTATTCTCTACAAAGAACCATGCGAGTATGTTCCATTTGCATGTATCACACCAATGATTATGCCACATAGACATATTGGTCGTTCTTATGCTGACTTGACTATGGACATTCAGCTTATCAAGTCTACACTTATTCGTGGTCAGTTAGATAATATGTATCTAGCTAACAATGGTCGTTATGCTATCTCTGACAGAGTAAACCTAGACGATATGCTCACATCAAGACCAGGTGGTATTGTTCGTGTAGAAGGTGACCCAGGTGCAGGCATTATGCCTTTATCACATCCACCACTACCAGCATCATCATTCGGTATGGTTGAATACATGGACTCTATGAAAGAGAAGAGAACAGGTATCACAGCATATAACCAAGGCTTAGACTCTAATAGTCTTAACAAGACAGCTACAGGCGTATCACAAATTATGAACGCTGCTCAACAAAGAATTGAGCTAGTAGCTAGAACATTTGCAGAAACAGGTGTAAAAGAACTATTTAAACTTGTTCACAAGTTAGTCAGAACTACACTTACTAAACCTGACATTGTTCGTATTAGAAACAAATGGGTAGAGATTGACCCAAGAGAATGGGATGATCGTAAAGACTTATCTATCTCTGTAGGCTTAGGTGCTGGTAATAAAGACCAACAACTTATGCACTTAACATCTATCTTGAATATGCAAAAAGAAGCTATCCAAGTAGGTCTTACAAACCCAGAGAAGATTTACAATGCGTTAGCTAAACTCACACAAAACGCAGGCTTTAAGAACCCTGAAGAGTTCTGGGTAAACCCAGCTAATACACCACAAATGGAAGGTCAGCAAGAAGATAAACCTTCTGAAGCTGAAATTGCAGTTCAAGGTCAATTACAAATAGAACGTGAAAAAGCAGCAGCTCAACTACAACAAGAGCAGTTACGTTCACAAAATGATGTTATAATTGAACGTGAGAAGATAGCAGCACAAGCAGAGTTAGAAAGATTTAAAGCTCAACTCAAAGCTGAAACAGATTTAGCTATCGCACAAATTAAGGCACAATCAGGAATGATGTATGGCGGATAAGTCACTAGAAGAAGTAAAACGTGGTGAACAAGCAGCACAGATATTAGATAACCCTATCTATAAAGAAGCATTAGAGAAGGTTCGTGAAAGCATTGTATCTAGTATGACTAATAGTCCACTAGGTGACGAAAAGACCCATAACAGATTAGTTATCGCATTACAATTACTAAACCAAATTAACAAGCAACTTACTGACGTTATGCAAACAGGTAAGTTAGCAGCTATTCAGACGGACAGACCTAAGTTTAAAATATTTGGGTAAGTGTTTCATTCAAAAGCAATTTGTCAGTATTTTGAGTGAAAACCGTTTTGACATGCAAAAGAATTTAGGTAAGGACAAGCCTACTTAGGACTCTTATGAGTCTTTTTTATTGTCTAATTTCAAGGAAAATATTATGAGTGACCAAGTCGTAGAACAGTCACCACAAAGCCGATTAGAGGCTATGCTAGGTGATGATATTGTATCTGATGTGCAAGCTAATTTAGATGCACCTGAAGAGAAAGAACAACCACCACTAGAGGCTGAAGCAGAAGCAGAAGCACCTGTTGAAGAAACAGATGCAGAAGAAGAAGCAACAGATGATGCACCAGATGACCAAGCTGAAGAAGCAGAACAGTCTGAAGAAGATGAAGTTCCTGCTATCTTAAAGCTAAAAGTCAATGGTGAAGAAGTTGAAAAGCCACTAGACGAAGTCGTAGCATTAGCACAACAAGGCTTAGACTACACACAAAAGACACAACAAGTAGCAGAACAACGTAAAGAGCTAGAAGCCTATGCTGAGCAGATAAAAATGCAAGAGCAAGCCTTTCAAGAGCAAATGCAACTTAACAATGTCTTAATAGAAGATGTAGCTAAAATCACAGCACTAGACCAACAACTCAACCAATATGCTAACGTGAATTGGCAAGAGTTATCTGATAGTGACTTTGTGGAAGCGCAAAAACATTTCTTTACATATAACCAACTACAGCAACAACGTAGTCAACTCGTTTCACAGTTTGAAGCCAAAAAGCAGGAAGTCGTTAGTAAGCAAACGCAATTGATGGCTGAGAAGATAGCAAAAGGAAAAGAGATTCTAGCAAAAGAGATACCAAATTGGAGTCCTGAGACTAACCAAGCATTGTTATCTACTGGCAAAGAGTATGGCTTTTCAGATGCAGAACTCAACGCAATTGTTGACCCTCGTCACGTGAAGGTATTGCATGACGCTATGCAATGGCGCAAATTACAACAAAATTCTACTGTAAAGAAAAAAGTGTCAAGCGCAAAACCAGTTGTGAAACCTGGAGCTAAAGACACAAAAGCGGAAGCCAATTCTAATGCTCGTCAACTACGTGAGCAATTACGTAAGACAGGCAAATCAGATATGGCTGCAAAACTCATAGAAAACATGCTTTAATTTACAAAGGAAAAAAATATCATGGCAGTTTCAGCAACCAATAGTTATACCGGTAAAGGTATAGCAGAATCATTTGAGGATATCATTTTTGATATTTCTCCAGAAGATACACCATTATTATCACTTGCAAAGCGTATGAGCGCTGGGCAAACCTATCACCAATGGCAGACCGACGCCCTCGCAGCAGCTGGTACTAATACATCTGTTGAAGGTGATGACGCTTCATTCGCAACATTACCTGCTACAACAGTATTAGGTAACTACACACAAATCTCACGTAAGACAGTTCAAATTTCAAACACATATGACGTAGTACGTAAGTATGGTCGTAAGTCTGAAGTTGCTTACCAACTTATGAAAGCTGGTAAAGAACTTAAACGTGACATGGAATATGCAATCGTTCGTAACCAAGCATCATCAGCAGGTGGTCCAGCAACAGCTCGTTCAACTGCAGGTGTAGAATCATGGATTACTAACCGAGTATTAGCAACAGGTTCAACAGCAGGTACAACACCTGGCTTCAGCAATGGCACAGTAGCATCACCAACAGATGGTACTTCTGTAACATTCATTGAAGCAGACTTAAAATCAGCATTACAATTAGCATGGACAGACGGTGGTGAGCCATCACTTATCCTTATGTCAGCTACAAACAAAGCTCGTTTCTCAGGCTTTGCTGGTATTGCTACTAAGTTCAACAACGTTCAAGGTACAACACAAGCTACAATTACTGGTGCAGCGGATGTATACGTATCCGACTTCGGTAACCATACTGTGAAACTTGACCGTTTCATGCGTGACCAAGCTGTTTTATGCGTAGACCCAGGTTATGTTGGCTTAGCTTCATTACGCCCAATGGCTAAAGAAGAACTAGCTAAAACTGGTGACAGCACAAAATGGTTACTCACAGCAGAATACGCATTAGTGGTTCAAAACCCAGATGCACATGCTAAAGTACAAAACGTAGGTGCTTAGTAATTAGTTATGATATAATGGAGGGAGTTAATTCTCCCTCTATTGTATTTTTATGATACTTTCAACATTTGAAAACGAAAACAAAACTGCTAATGTTTGTAAGATAGCAGGTGAATATGAAGTTATGTTTTATAAAGACAATTCATACTTAAATAGTCAAGTAGCATTGACAGAACAACAAGCAGAAAACATAGCTGAAGATTGGGTATTAAATGCCAATATTATTTGACCACAATAGCGTAACAGGTGTAAGTCAGTACTTTGACTATGACCCAGCTAAAGATACATACTACCTAACCTCTACTCAAGACTTGAGTGGAATGTTAGACAAAATTAAAGAAGCAAGAGATAACCCAGATATTTGGGACAAAGGCGTTAAACAAGAATGGGCGCACTTTGCTAGCATTCCTCCAGTAGTGGAAATGCAATTAAAGCAAAAGGGTATAGATATATATAACCCTGACCACACTAAAGCTCTTGTAAAAGAAATAAACGAAAACTATCCATATCTTAAATTAACAACAAAGAATGGCTAAAGCTAAATTAAAAGTATTGCGTGTTAAAGAAAATGGCGATACATGGCATATAGACGTAGATACGAATGAAGAAGGTCGTAGAGTTCTTATGCAAGCTGGTATAGATGTAGCCTTAAAAAATATGGTAGAAGATAATATAAATAAACTATCATGGTGGCAACGCTTTAAATACGCTTGGAAACATGCTAAGTGATAGTGTATGGTGCTAAACGTGTAGGCGGTAAGTTATTACTACGCAGATGGTTTAAGAAAAGAACTTCAGATAAACATAAACGACTTGACCAAGACATGACAAGGTTAAGAAAAAAATGGTGGCACTTTAAGACTAGATGGACTTAAACGAAATAAAAAATATACAGTTAGCCATACATGACCTTATCAACCAGGAAAAGTATGACGAAGCATTACCACTTATATATTCTGTATTAGAAGAATATCCTAATGACGCTGCTACACTAAACTTTCTAGGATATATCTGGTTACAAGGCGATAAGCCTGCATTTGCATATCAGTTCTTCCGTAGAGCATTACAAGAGATGCCAGGCAATAAAGCCATATGGACATCTTTAGGTCGTGCAGCACATGAACTAAATATGTATGAAGATGCTCTAAAGTATTTCCTAAAGTCAGCAGAATTAGACCCTACATACGCATTAGCTTATTCTAATGCAGCAGCAACATTAGTCCAAACATCTAAATGGGATGATGCAGAGAAAGCCTGTAAGATGGCTTTAGAATGTAACCCTAACGATATACATGGTCAACTAAACCTAGCACATAGCTATCTAGCTAAAGGTGAATGGGATAAAGGTTGGGAGTATTGGGGTAAGTCACTTGGTGGTAAGTTTAGAAAAGAATGGGTGTATGGTGACGAAGTAAGATGGGATGGTTCACCGAATAAAACATTAGTTATTTATGGCGAACAAGGTTTAGGTGATGAGATATTCTATGGTAGCTGTATTCCTGACGCTATCAAGTCAAGCCATAAAGTCTACATAGACTGTGACCCAAGATTAGAAGGTTTATTTACACGTAGCTTTCCTGAAGCAGAAGTGCATGGCACTCGTAAAGAAGATAGCCCTGAATGGTTAGCAGATAAGAAGTTTGACTATAGATGTGCAATAGGTGGTTTACCTGAGTTCTTTAGACATACTAATAAAGACTTTCCTGGCACACCTTATCTAAAAGCTGACCCTGAAAGACGCACTATGTGGCGTGGGTTGTTTGACTCATGGGGTAAGAAAGTTATAGGTCTTACGACTAAAGGTGGTATTAAACATACTAATGCTAAAGGTCGCGAACTTACACAAGAAGATATAGAGCCATTACTCAAGCTCAAAGACTATGTATTAGTCAGTTTAGATTATAGCGTAGAACGCAAATTAGACGGTGTTAAATACTATGATTTTGCGACAAACGCAAAAGACTATGATGATACAGCAGCATTAATAGCTGAATGTGATATGGTCATAGGTGTGAATACAACAGCATTACATTGTGCAGCAGCTATGGGTGTTAAGACATGGTGTCTAGTTCCTACATGGCATCAATGGCGTTATGCACAAGCAAGTATGCCTTGGTATCGTCACATGAGACTAATATATCAAGACAATGACAAATGGTCAGAAGTTATAAATAAAGTAGCCAAGCAATTAAATGGGACTTGGTGATTGGTTAATGGCATCTGGTGATGCTAAAGAAGCTAATGAACGCACCGGTAAAAAGGTTAAGTTAGGTGATGGCGTTAGAATGTCATGGGATGGTCAAGTATTTGCTAACAATCCTAGAATGGCTAGTAACTCTGATACAGACGTAGTATGGGTTAAAAACTATCAAGGACACAGACCTTATCTCAAAGGCACAAAGAATGGTCGTTTATTATTCAATGATGAATATAAACCTAGACCAGGTGAAATATACTTTAACCAAGTAGAAAAGAAAAACATAGATAAGATAGATAAGGACTACATAGTTGTAGAGCCTAATGTTAAAAAACTTTACATACATACAGTAAACAAAGCATGGCATGGTTGGGATGAATTACTCAAGCATGATTTACCATGGATACAATTAGGTGATGTCACTACTGACAAGAAAACAAAGTGGGTAGAAACACCAACCTTTAGAAGCGCATTAGCAATATTAAGCAAAGCAAAGTTATTTGTAGGAACAGACGGTGGCTTACATCATGCAGCAGCAGCTTTAGGCATACCTTCTGTAGTTATATGGACAGGTTTTACTTCACCGAGGCATTTAGGATATGATACCCATAGAAATATACATGACGGTTCAGAGCCATGTGGGACTTATGATAGCGTATGTCAGCATTGCCTTCTAAAAAGCAAAGCAATAAGCGTAGAACAAGTTTTAGATGCAGTTAATACTGAGTGGCATAGAACGTAGAGATAACGTCTTAAAACGCTTACAAACGCATTGTAAGGGCATTTTAACAAAAGAATGGGATGGTAAGTCAATTCCAGTCGTAGTAGGTAATTTACATGGTGCAGATAAGATACAAATATCATGTAGAGAACAAAAAATACCATATATTCTGATAGACCATGGCTATTTTCATAGAGAAATGGACTTATCGTGGGCTAGATTCTGTGTAAATAACTACCATTGCACAGATTGGCGTGAGTCTGATAGAGAAATACCTAAAGTTCACGAATATCGTAGTGGTGAAAACGTAGTTATCTTACCACCACCAGAAAAAATAGCTTACATTTACCAAACTTCTACTTGGTTAGATACAACCATAGAAGAAATTAGAAAATATACAGAGAGAAAAATTGTCATTAAGCGTAAAGGCGAAGGTGACTTTAAGAAAACATTAGAAAAAGCTCATGTTATTGTGAGTTTTGGTAGTGTAGCAGATGTAGAAGCACTTATTCGTGGTGTTCCTGTTATAGGTTCACCATATAGCCCTGCAATTCCTGTATCCAATAACATAAAAGACATAGAAAACTTAACACATTTTGATAGAACAGCATGGTTAAGCTCATTAGCTGCGAGTGAATGGCATAAAGATGAGATGGACAAGTGCTGGGATAGACTAAAAGGACAATTAGATGGCATTTACTAACTATAGTGCGTTTGTAACTACAGTAGAAAACTACTTAGCACGAACAGACTTATCATCACAGATACCTGACTTCATTCAGATGGCACAATTCAGAATGACTCGTGATTTGCGAACAGAAAGAATGTTAAAGGTCGCTACTGCAACTACAACAGATAGCACAGTAGGTTTTCCTACAGACTTTTTAGAAGTCAGAGAAATACATATGTTAGGAAACCCACCTGTATTACTAGAGTTTCAGTCACCTGACTTATTCTTTAGAGATGGTCAAACAACATTATCAGGAAGACCACATTACTTTACTATGTTAGGTACAGAGTTTAAGTTTGCACCAGGTCCTGATACAAGCTACACAGTTCAAATTTTATATTATGCTCAACCTACATTTATATCTAGCACTACAGCTAGTAACTTGTTCTTAGCATACTATCCAGATGCTCTACTTTACGCAACTCTAGCAGAGGCAGAACCATATCTTATGAACGACCAAAGAATTGCTACATGGTCTGCTTTATACGATAGAGCAATTGCGAATATTAAGAAGAGTGATTTAGGTGCAACATATCCATACACAACATTAAGCGTAACACCAAGATAAAGGAAAAATCATGGCAGAAATGAGTAATTTTTTAGAGAACGCATTAATCAATGCAACTCTACGCAACACAACATATACATCAGTCGCAACAGTATATGTATCACTATGGACTTCAGACCCTACAGACGCAGGTAGTGGTACAGAAGTATCAGGTGGTTCATATGCTAGAACAGCAGTTACATTTGGCGCACCAGCTAACGGTGTAACTACAAACAATGCTGACGTTACATTCCCAACAGCAACAGCTTCATGGGGAACAGTAGGTTGGATTGGTATTAATGATGCAGCAACATCAGGCAATCTTTTATATCATACAGCATTAGATACAGCTAAAGCAATTGACTCTGGTGATATTTTTAAAATAGCTTCAGGTAACCTTTCAGTTACATTAGCGTAAGGATAAATCATGGCTCTAGTCGTTAAAGATAGGGTAAGAGAAACCACTACGACCACAGGCACAGGCACAGTTACACTAGGTGGTGCTGCTACAGGCTTTCAGTCATTCTCTGTTATTGGTAATGGTAATACTACGTTCTATACTATCCAATTAGCCAATACAAATGAGTGGGAAGTAGGTATAGGAACATACACATCTTCAGGCACTACTTTATCTCGTGACACTATCCTAGAGTCTAGCAATGGTGGAACTGCAGTTAATTTTAGTGCAGGCATAAAAGATGTCTTTGTGACTTATCCTGCTGAAAAAGCAATTTATGAAGGTAATCTACCTACTAAACTATCAGTTTATAAAAGAGATGCCACTACTGCTGACGTTGCTTTAGCTAATGGTTTTCTACCTGTATTAAACAGAAGTGGCTCAACAATTAATGTTACAGTAAGTTAAGGATAATTATGGCAACTCGTTATGGATTAGTGCTAAATGGCACAAGTATACAAGAATTACAGTCAGGTGATACTATCATTGGCTTAACTTCTAGTACAGCACTTCAAAAAGGTGATGGCTCTACTGGTCTTACTGCAGCTACAGCAGGCACAGACTATTTAGAACCTCCTTCAGGTACATCTATTCTAAAAGCAAATAGTGGTGGTGCATTAGCAAATGCTACTGCTGGTACAGACTTTTGTGCTGCTACTTCAGGCTCTAGCGTATTAAAAGGTGCTAGTGGTAATACAACAGCAGCCACAGCAGGTACAGACTATGTAGCACCAGGCACAGCAACATCATTCACAGCTACTCAAACATTCACAGGTTCAACTTCTGTTATATCATCTAAATTTGTTAATGCTTTAGAAGGCATTACAGTATCAGCAACCGCAGCTACAGGCACAATTAATTATGATGTGACTACACAATCAGTTTTATATTATACATCTAATGCTTCAGCTAACTGGACAGTAAACTTTAGAGCATCTTCAGGCACATCTTTAAATACAGCTATGGCTACAGGTGAAGCTATTACAGTTGTATTTTTAGTCACACAAGGTGCAACAGCATATTATAATAATACTGTTCAAATAGATGGTTCATCTGTTACACCTAAATATCAAGGTGGCACAGCGTGGGCTGCTGGTAACGCTTCATCTATAGACGCTTACTCATATACTATTGTTAAAACAGGTTCAGCAACCTTTACAGTATTTGCTTCACAAACACAATTCAAATAGGAATTATTGGATGCCACTACTATCAAGATTTGCTATTGCTTCAGCAAGAGGGTTTGGAGCATTATCTTTTAAACAAACTGGTCTTGTTGCTGACTACCTTGTAGTTGCAGGTGGAGGCGCTGGTAGTGCTGCTGCTTCAGGATGGCTTGTAGGAACAGCTGGCGGTGCTGGTGGATTATTAACTAATACTGTTACATTAAACGTAGGCATTACTTATACAATAACTGTTGGAGCAGGTGGTGCTGGTAATTCAACAGGAAGTGGAGCTTCTGGTTCTAATTCAAGTATATCAGGCACAGGTTTAACTACTATTACTTCTACTGGAGGAGGTTTTGGTGCACATCCAGGTGGAACAAATGGTGGTAACGGAGGTTCAGGAGGTGCTGGTGCTGGAACTGGTTCACCAGGTAATGGAACAGCAGGTCAAGGAAATAATGCAGGAACTTCAACAAATTCAGGAAATTATGGACAAGGTGGCGGTGGTGGAGCTAGTGAAGTAGGAGGTAATGGAACTACAACAACAGGTGGTAATGGTGGTGCAGGAACTGCATCTTCTATTAGTGGCTCTAGCGTAACCTATGCAGGCGGTGGTGGTGGCGGTACATATAATGGTGGAACACGAGGTACAGGCGGTGCAGGCGGTGGTGGTAACGGAGGAGATAATCCTAATGGTAATGGTTATAGTGGAACAGCTAATAGAGGTGGTGGTGGCGGTGGAGCTTCTTCCAATGCTCCAACTTATGCTGGTGGCTCTGGCGGTTCAGGCATAGTCATCATATCTTACACATCTGCTACCGCTTTATTTTCAGGTGGTACAATTACTACTTCTGGTGGTAAACAAATACATACATTTACAAGTTCTGGTAGTTTAACTCCACAATATTCTGTAGAATTTTTAGTTGTAGCAGGTGGTGGTGGAGGTGGAGGTGGTAATGATGGAGCAACTACTGGTGGCGGTGGCGGTGCTGGCGGATACAGAACATCAACTCAAACAGTAGTAAAAGGAACAGCAATTACAGTAACAGTAGGAGCTGGCGGTGGCGGTGGAGCTAATGGTGGTGGAGCAGCAGATGGATTAACAGGTTCAGTTGGTTCAAACTCATCTATATCAGGTTCAGGATTAACCACAATCACTTCTGCTGGAGGTGGTGGAGGTTGCGGTAATTGGGAATTTTACACACCAAGTGCTGGAGGTTCTGGTGGCGGAGGTGCTTGGAATAGAACAGGTGCTGCAGGTAATACTCCAAGTACAACTCCAGCACAAGGTTTTGCAGGTGGAAATGGAAGTACATCACCAAACATAAGAGGCGGTGGTGGTGGTGCTAGTGAAGCTGGTAACACAGATGGAACAGGTTATGGTGGAGATGGTACAGCAAATTCTATTACAGGAACTTCAGTCACTTATGCAGGTGGTGGAGGCGGTGGTAATGCTGCACCAAATAATACAGGTGGAGATGGTGGTGGAGGAGCTGGTTCTAATACTGCAGCACCTACAGCAGGAACTGCAAATAGAGGTGGTGGTGGAGGTGGTTCTCAATCAGGTTCACACGCTGGTGCATCAGGTGGTTCAGGTGTAGTAATATTAAGTGTTCCTACAGCTAACTATTCAGGAACTACAACAGGAACTCCCACAGTAACAACATCAGGTGCAAACACAATTATTCAATTTAACGCATCAGGAAGTTACACAGCTTAAACTTAAAGGAAATAATATGGCACATTTTGCACAACTAGAAAACAATGTAGTAAAACAAGTAATAGTAGTATCTAATCAAGATATTCTTGATGCCAATGGTCAAGAGTCAGAACAAAAAGGAATAGAATTTTGCTCTAATTTATTAGGTGGCACATGGAAACAAACATCTTATAACGCTAAAATTCGTAAAAATTATGCTGGTATTGGATACACTTATGATGAAGGTCGTGATGCTTTCATTCCTCCTAAACCATTTAATTCATGGCTATTAAATGAAAATACTTGCCAATGGAAACCACCTGTAGACTATCCTACAGATGGTAAAAGATATACATGGAATGAAGAAACATTAACTTGGGATGCAATTAATGATAATTAAACTTACTAATAATTCAAAAGACTTTAAAGGCAAACCATTATTAATTAATTCTGAACATATAATGACTGTATTTGAAGTAGAAAATGATGATGAAACATCTACTAATATCTACTCTATTACACAACAATCATGGATAGTTAAAGAGTCTTTAGAAGATATATATAAGTTAATTAAATAAAAGGGGTGAATAATGTTTGGGATAAGCGCATTTGCTGAAACCTCTTTTAGTACTCTAGGCAAGATTGGTGGCATAGTATTAGCTACTGCACAAGTAAATGCAGACGCTACCGTTACAGCTAATGCTAATGCGATAAAACCATTTAGTGCTGCTATTACAGCAGACGCTACTGTTACAGGTAGTGCAACAAGAATAAGATTAGATAGTGGTTCTATAAACGGAACTGCTAATGTAAGTGCTGTTTACTTACGCATAAGAGATGCTGTAGGTTCTATTACAGGTAATGCGACTGTAACTGCTATAGGTTCGTTTGAAATTGCAGGTTCAGCAAGTATTACTGCTAATGGTCAAGTAGAAGTTAATTATCTACGCATCAGAACAGACGCTGGAAATATTACAGGTACAACAACTGTATCTTGTTTAGCAGGTTATGAAGTAAGTGGTCAAGGTAGCATAGTCGCTAATGCTAGTGTCTACTGTCTAGGTGGTATTATCACAGGTGCAAGTGCATCTATCACACCTATAGCTACAGTAACAGCAAACGGAATTATACAAGGTGAAGGATGGACACCTGTGACACCATCTTCAGATACATGGACAGCAACATCACCAAGTTCAGACACATGGACAACAATTTCACCATCATCAGATATATGGTTACGACAAGGATAAAAAATGGCAAAAACCAAAATTTCAGAATTTAGCTCAACAGCAGCAGACAATACGGATATTACCAATATCAATATTGCTGAAGGTTGTTCACCAGCCAACTTAAACAACTCCATTCGTAGTTTAATGGCATTACTTAAAGACCAACAAACAGGTGCTAGTGGTGACCCATTTACAGTTGCAGGTACATTAGTATCTTCAGGCACAGTAGACATTACAGGTGCATTTAGACTAGACGGAACAGCAGGTGCTAGTGGTCAAGTATTAATATCAGCAGGTGGTAGCACAACACCTACATGGGGTTCAGCTATACCATCAGGTGGTATTATTATATGGTCAGGTTCTTCAGCTAGTATTCCTAGTGGTTGGTTATTATGTGATGGAACTAATTCTACACCAGACTTACGTAACCGTTTTGTAGTAGGTGCTACATCTACATACGCTGTAGGTGCAACAGGTGGTAGTGCAGATGCTATTGTTGTATCTCATACCCATACTGCTACAGTCACAGACCCAGGACATACTCATTCAGTTCCGTCTGGTGGTGTTGTTGCATCTAGTATTAGATATGAAACTGTTGGTAATGCGTTTTCTGCATCTCAAACAACAGGCTCATCTACTACAGGCATTTCTGTATCCAACTCTACAACAGGTTCTAGTGGCACTAATGCTAACTTACCACCATACTATGCACTTTGCTATATTATGAAAGCCTAATAATGCCTACACAACGTATAGCATTTAAAGACTGGTTACCAGACCAACCTAGCATATTAGACTCTGTATCAGAAGCTAATAATGTTATTCCACTTGCTGTAGGTTATGGTCCGTTTAAGTCAGCAGTAACTTATTCAGGTGCAGCTTCAGAAAACCTAAATAATTGCTTTGCTGCTAAACTAGACAATGACGTATTCATCTTTGCTGGTGGTGCTACTAAACTATTTAGAGTAGACAATGATGACTTATCTTTAGTAGACGAGTCTAAAGCAGGTGGATATACAGGTCTAAATAGATGGCAATTCTTACAATTTGGTAGTCTTGCATTAGCATCTAATGGTTCTGAAAAGATACAGTCTTTTGACGTAAATAGTTCTACAGCATTTGCAGACGTTAGTTCAGATGCACCTATCGCTAAATACATTACAGCAGTTCGTGACTTTGTAGTCGCAGGTAATATTGGTGCAGGAACATCACCTAACAAAGTGCAATGGTCAGGTATCAATGATGCAACCACATGGACTACAACTGCTACATCACAATCAGATTATCAAATAATTCCTGACGGTGGTGATATAACCGGTGTTGTCGGTGGTGAGTTTGGTATTGTATTCCTAGAAAAAGCCATTGTGCGTATGTCATACATTGGAACACCTCTTATATTCCAATTTGACACTATCTCTCGTAACGTAGGCTGTATAGAAGGTAACTCTATAGCACAATACTCAGGCACAGCTTATTTCTTATCAGATGACGGTTTTTACGCCACCAATGGTCAAACGCTAACTGGTATTGGTGCTGAAAAGGTAGATAGATACTTCTTTAACAACGCTAACATTGGTGATATTGACTCTATATCAGCAGCAGTAGACCCTGAACGTAACCTTGTTATTTGGAACTATGCTAACGTATCTGGTGGTCGTTCACTACTTATCTATAACTTTGAAACACAAAAATGGTGTGAAGCTGATACAGATGTAGACTATTTATCTACACTCGCTACTTCAGGTGCAACATTAGATGGTCTTGACTCTGCTTATAACGTTACAGCAGGTTCTTTTGTCATAGGTCAACAATATACAATTAGAAGTGTAGGCACAACAGACTATACACTTATAGGTGCAGTTGCTAACACAGTAGGCGTATTATTTACAGCTACCGGTGTAGGTTCAGGTACAGGTGTAGCTATAGATATGGCAGCTTCAGCAGCAGCTTTAAAAACATCTGATACACTCGTAACTACATTAGACGATAGACTTTACAAAGGTGGTAAGTTCTTATTTGGTGGTGTTCGTGATACTAGAATTATCACATTTACAGGAACAAACGCTACAGGTTCTATTATCACTAATGACCTAGAATATGGTTATAACTCTGTTATTACACTTATTAGACCATCTGTAGACAATGGTTCTGCTAACGTACAAGTAGCAAGTCGTAGAATGTTAGATGATACTATTACTTATGGTTCATCTGTATCAGCAAGTCAAGAAGATAGATGCTCTGTAAGAAGTGCAGGTCGTTATCATAGAGTAGCTTTAACACCTACAGGTCCTAACTGGTCATCTGCTATTGGAATGGATATAGACTACTCTGAACAAGGAACGAGATAATGGCTCGTGATATGTACCGTAAACTACCTTGGACAGGTGGTGACCCTAGAAGTGTAGCTGAAATTGTAAACAACCTTGTAGAAGGTAAGTCTAACAATACTGGTGATATTACTTTAGCAGCTTCAGGTGCATCATCTACTACTATATTTGATGAACGTATAGGTTATAACTCTTATATTGGACTAGAACCTAAAACACAAACAGCAGCTAGTACATACTTCCCATACGGTGCATTTCAAGATACGACTGACCAAAGTATAGCGACTATAACTGCTACAGCTAACATTAGTCTTAATGTTACAGACTATGCTTTAGGCACAAGTTTAGTAGACGGATATAAGATAAGAGTAGACTATTCTGGTCTTTACAATGTGCAGTTTAGTATTCAACTTGCAAATGCTGATTCACAAATACAAGACATAGATATTTGGTTAAGAAAAAATGGTTCAGATGTAGCAGGTTCTAATAGTAAATTTTCTGTAGATAGTAAACATGGTAGCATAAATGGTCATGTAATTGCTGCATTAAACTTTAACATAGAACTTGCGAAAGATGATTATGTAAGTTTAGCATGGGCTACTACTTCTACATTAGTTACAGTAGAACATTTAGCAGCACAAACAACACCTACTAGACCTGCAACACCAAGTGCTATTGTGACTATTCAGTATTTAAGTGCTAATTCATATACAACTAACTTATTTACAGAACCTTACATTAGCGCACAAAGTAAGGGACAAGCTACTATATCTCACCCTGCAAATACTGTGAACAATAAGGTATATCGCTATATAATAGTAGGATGATATTACATTATATACCTAAAGACCAATTACGTTCACATTGGAACTTTATCAAGCATGGTTTAGAGATAGTTCGTTCTAAAGGACATCCTGAATGGATAGTAGAAGATGTCTATTGTGATTGTTACGAACAACGTTCTATGGCGTTTCTAGCTATCACTAATAACCAACCTTATGGCTTTGTCGTATTACAGCCTATGGGTAATGCACTTCATGTATGGGCAGCATGGTCATCTATTAACAGCGAATTATTATTACAAGAAGCATGGCAAGAAATTCAAGCAATAGCAAAACAAGGCAGTAAAACAAGAATTACTTTTACATCTCAAAGACGTGGTTGGGATAGAAAAGCTCTACACATGGGTTTTAAACCTTCAACATGGGAATATACACTTTAAGGAAAGAAATATGAAATTACTGAATTTATCTAATTGGCTTACAGGTTTAGTGGAGTCATTTACATTTTATGGTGGTGGTGGAGGTGGCGGTCAACAACAAACAACAACTTCTGGTATAGACCCATCTATGAGACCTTATGTAGAAAGAGGTTTATCAGAAGCCCAAAAACTCTACGAAACATATACGCCTAAATACTTTGCAGGTCCTACATTTGTAGGTCCATCTTCACAAACAGAGTCAGCATTACAAATGGCAGAAGCTAATGTTGGTGCTACTACACCTGTTATCTCACAATTATTAGGTCAACAAAGAAATGTATTAGGTGGTCAATACTTAGGACCTAACCCATATCTTGAAGCTGCTTTAAAACCTGCACAAGATTTAGCTGCAAAACAATATTTTGATGCTATTAATCAAACTAGAAGTAATTTAGCTGGCTCTGGTCGTTTAGGCTCTGGCGCACAAGTAAAACTAGAAGGATTAGCACAAGAAAACTTAGCTGATGCACTCGCTAACCAGGCAGGTACGGCAGCTTATCAAAATTATGCGACAGAACGTGGTATTCAAGAAAATACAGCTAGATACATACCACAACTTCTACAGTCAACTTATGCTCCTTCATCACAATTATTAAATATTGGTCAAGCACGTGAAGATTATTCTCAAAGAGCATTACAATCAGATATTGACAGATTTAACTTTGAACAAAACTTACCATACCAAAGACTTGCACAATTCACATCTACAGTCGCAGGTCAACCATTAACTACTCGTTCAGAAACAACATCTAGTGGTGGTGGTAAGATAGTCTGCACAGCTATGTGTCAAGAGTATGGCTTTGGTAGCTTCCGTCAAGCTATCTGGTTAGCACAGTCTAAAGACTTAGACCCAGCATACGAAAAAGGTTATCACACACTATTCTTACCATTAGTCAACTATGCTTACAAAGCAGGTGAAAAGAATGCCCTACAACGCATTTTAATGGGTGTTTTAGAGCATATCGCAAGACATAGAACTGCTGATATATGGAAACAAAAACGTGGTAAAAAACGTGATACTTATGGCATGATTTATCGTGCTATCTTAGAACCCATTTGCTATGTAGTAGGAAAGGTAGGCAGATAATGAGTGACCCAATAACAGCAGCAATGGTAGGAGCAGGTGTTGGTGGTGGCACATCTTTACTTAGAGGTAAAAGTCTAGGCTCATCATTACAAAATGCAGCTTTAGGTGGTGTATTAGGTGGTGCAGGTGGCTATCTAGGTGGTGCTATGGGTGGTGCAGCAGGTGGAACTACAGGTGCAGCAGCACCAGGTAGTATTGGCACAGAACTTGTATTTAACCCAGCTACAGGTACATATTTAAACCCAGCATACTTTGCAGGTGCTACATCTAGTATGCCATTATATACAGGCGCTGGAAGCACTTTATCTCAAATAGGAACAGGTTTAGGTTCTTTAGGAAGTAACATTAGTAATGTTATGCCAGGTGATGTTCTTATGAGCAACCCATTAGGATATGGTAAATTAGCATTAGATACCTATGGTGCTATGAATCCATCACAAGCTCCATTACAACCTTCTCCAATGCAAAGCGCACAACAACTTATAGGTCAACAAGGTCCTGTGCCTACTCCACAGTTTAACAGTTTACTACAAACATCAAGACGACCAATTTTAATAGGATAAATCATGGCAATACAAGATTATTTAGGTGGACTTAATATCTTTGGAACACCAATTCCTACAGGTATTTTAGCTCCAGAACAAGAAGAAAAATTACGTAACCAAGCATTAGTATCAGGTATTATCGGTACTGCTGCTAACTACTTAGCTCAACCTAAAAACTTAGGTGCTGGTTCTGCTGTGCCATATTTAGCTAAAGCCTATGTTGGTGGTATGGGTGCATCTCAAGGCACAGTTGATACTGCACTTAATAACTTATATAGACAACAATTGTTAGCAGGTAGAAACGACCCATTTGGCACTATTGATATTTCTAAGTTTACTCCAGAGTCTATCTCTGAGTTTCAAAGAACTAAAGACTATGGTGTATTAAGACCTGTTAGCCAAACACGTGGTACTAATATTGGTAATATTGACCCTACTAAATTTACACCTGAGTCATTAGCTGTATATCAACAATCAGGTAACTTGGGTGACTTAAAACAAATATCAGCAACTGAAAAAGGTGAAAGTCCATTTGGTAAAATTAACACATCTGACTACACACCTAAGTCATTAGCAGCATTTCAAAAGTCAGGTAACTTTGAAGACTTAGTTCCAAAACCAGATGCTATAAAAGCTACACAAGATTATACAGAACCACAATTAGACCAATTAACAGGTAAATATGTATTCTTACCTAAGAGACCAGGATTACCTGTTAAAGACTTACAAGGTAACATTGTTACAGATATTAAGTTAGCAGAAAAAGCTGGTGAAAAATTATCAGAAGGTGAAAGAACAGCAGGTTTCTTATCTGAAAGACTTAATAATTCTCTTAACCAATTGAAACAAGTAACAGGTGAAAAACCATCTGCTGCTAGTCCAAATATAAAAGCTGAAGCTATTAAATTCTTTACTCGTTCTGATTATCTTAAAAACTTAGCTAATCCAGAGTCAAGACAACAAGTAGAAGCTGCACAATATGATATTCTAGATTCAGCACTTACATTAGGTACTGGTGCTGCTTACACAAGAGAACAATTAGAGTCATATCGTCAATCTTATTTCCCACAACTAGGTGACAAACCTAAAACAGTTCAAGATAAAGCTAGACGATTAGAAGGTTTATTAGAAGCAGCATATAAGAAAGCTGGTCGTGCAGCACCTAAAGAAGCTCCAACACAGCCTTCAATGACTATGCCAGCCACACAAGGTTGGTCTATTAAGAAAAAATCAGGGGGTTAATAATGGCAGTATTTGAAATTACTTCACCTAGTGGAGAAGTGTTTGAGATAACAGCACCAGAAGGTGCTAGTGAACAAGATGTATTATCTTATGCACAATCTCAGTTTTCTAGTCAGCCTACACCAGTTGCTCAACCTGCTCAACCTACTGCACCGCAGTCTACATTTGAAAAAATTAGAACAGGTAATTTTCCAGCAGCAGAAAGATTTAGAGCTGGTTATGCACAGATGCCACAATTCTTACAAGACCCTTATTTAGGGTTAAGCACAGGAACTGTAGGTAAAATTGGTGCTGAAATGTTCCCTAATATTGCTAGAACAGTAAGCCAAACAATACCTGAAAAACTCATGCAAAGTGCTTTAAAACCTACTCTAAAACAATTAGAAACAGGTCAAGCAGCTACAGCAGTTAAAACAATGTTAGAAGAAGGTATTAATCCTACTCAAGCTGGTGTGCAAAAAATACAATCTAAAATTAAAGACATCAATGCTCAAGTTGCTAATAAAATTGAATCATCTACAGGCACAGTTAAAAAGACTGATGTGCTTAAATACTTAGATGAATTAGAAGCTAAAAAACTTAAACAAGTAAATCCTGCTGACGATATTGTAGCTATAGATAGAGTTAAGCAAGAGTTTATGAACTTTAATAAACCTACTATTAAAACACCAGGACAAGCTATTCCTGTCCAATTAGCACAAGAATTAAAACAAGGAACTTATGGTTCTCTTGCTAAAAAATATGGTCAACTTGGTTCTACAGAAGTAGAAGCTCAAAAAGCATTAGCACGTGGTTTAAAAGAAAAAGTAGGTGAGGCAGTTCCTGAAGTATTAGGTTTAAACAAAAAAGAGTCACAACTTATTAATACATTAGATGTCGTAGAACGTAGAGCATTAATGGAACTAAATAAGAACCCAGGTGGTTTAACTTGGTTATCTGAAAACCCAATGGCAGCAGCAGGCTTTATGGCAGATAAAAGTGCATTGTTTAAATCATTACTTGCTAGAGGTCTTTATAACATTAATAAAGGCACAAGCAAAATACAAGGACTTCTTAATAAACCACAAGCAGCTAGAGCAGGTGGTCTCTTAACACAACCTACAGAGGAACAGTAATGGAAAAGAACGATACAAGCTCACGTTTAACTACACACGAAGAATTATGTGCGTTACGTTATGAGCAAATAAACGCAAGACTTAAACGCTTAGAACAAATCCTTTTAGGCACAGCAGGTTTTGTTATTGTCTTTTTGTTGACACAGCTATCAAAATGAAATCATTTCTCATGGCAGTTACTTTAGTATTGCTATGGTTGTTTTTATATGACTATGCAGATGGTAAAGAGCTACCAAAAGAAATGTCTATGAAAACAGATGTAGGTGAAGTCGTGCTTACTACTGAAGAATGTATCTTTATAAAGATGGGTTTAAGAAACTATCCTTATGCTGCATACGCTACTGAAAAAGGTAAAGCTAACCATGAAGGATGTTGGCGTAAAGATGATGTGAATGGTATGTCATCTGTCTTAATTTACTTTCCTGAAATAGACTCTACAGCAGTATATAACCCACAACTATTCTCACCACGTTCAACACTATGACATTTATTACTGAAAACAATATAGCGAACTTGTATGACACACTTATACAATTCCCTGTGTTTGATGAATATAAACTCCCACCAGCATCTAAAGTAGACTTCGTAGTAGTGCATGACGATACTATCTGTGGTCAATATGAACCACCAGAACAAGGTGAACCTCATGTTATTACTATATCTACTGCAAAGTGTGGACATTTAGACACAGTTATCAAGACTATCTGTCACGAAATTATCCACATGATATGCTATCTTGAAGCACCTAAAACAGAGAAATACACAAGTCACAAAGGTTTATTCTTAAAACTACAAAAGAGAGTAGCTAACACACTTGGCTACGACCCTAAAGAACTATAAGGAGAATATCATAGACCCTATTACCATACTAGCAGCATTAGGACCTTTAGCAGTAGACTTAGGTAAATCACTTATTAATCGTTTTGTAGCACCTGACCAATTCAAACCAGCTACTATAGAACAATATGCTCAGATGAAACAAATTGACTTAGAGTTCTTTAAAGTAATGAATGAAGCTGGTGGTGGTAATCCATCATATCCATGGGTAGAAGC